AAAATCCACAATGCTAACCTTACGAAACTACCAGTCAGAAGCAATAGACGCCGTTTTCGACTATTGGCAAGAGGAGGCGGGCAATCCGCTTGTTGATCTTGCGACCGGCTGCGGCAAGTCGTTGGTCATGGCGTCTCTGATCCAGCGCCTTGTTGAAGGCTGGCCTGATATGCGCGTGATGGTCGTTACGCACGTCGCGGAACTGATCGAACAGAATTATCTAGAATTGCTTGGCGTCTGGCCGTTTGCACCTGCAGGCATCTATTCGGCTGGTCTGGGGCGTCGTGATGCGCGCAGTCAGATTGTGTTTGCTGGCATTCAGACGGTTCACAACAAGGCGAAGCAAATCGGACACATTGACGTCCTGATGGTCGACGAGTGCCACCTGATCCCGATCAACAGCAACACGATGTATCGCAAGTTCATTGATGCTCTGCTCGAGATAAACCCGGACATGAAGATTCTCGGACTGACTGCCACACCGTATCGGCTGGACACCGGTCGCTTGGATGAGGGCGCAGATCGCCTGTTTGACCAGATCGTCTACACATACGGCGTTGCTGACGGAATCCGTGACGGCTTCCTTGCTCCGCTAACGAGCAAGCCGACGGCAACAGAATATGACGTAAACGGCGTCGGACGGCTCGGAGGAGATTACAAACAGCGCGCGTTAGAAGAGGTGATCAATCGAACCGACCTCAATGACGCAGTAGTTTCTGAGATTATCGCGAAAGGCAATGATCGTCGCTCCTGGCTTTGTTTCTGCGCCGGCGTAAAGGCTGCGCTGGACGTGCGCGACGTATTCAGATCTCGCGGCATTACGTGCGAGGCTGTCACGGGGGATACTCCGAAGGAAGAACGCCGCCGCATCCTTGAGGACTTCAAAGCCTACCGCATCCAGTGCGTGACGAACAATTCAGTTCTTACAACAGGATTCAATCATAAGGGCGTTGATTTAATTGCATTTATGCGCCCAACTTTGTCTTTGAGTTTGTATGTCCAAATGGCTGGCCGCGGCACTCGTCCGCTCTACAAGCCAGGCGCACCACTGGATACGGTTGAGGATCGGCTTGCTGCTATCTCGGCAGGCCCTAAACGTAATTGCCTCGTCCTGGATTTCGCGAAACTCGTCGATCGGCATGGTCCTGTCGACATGGTCGAGCCGAAAGCACCGAGTGCTGGTAATGGGGAGCCGCCAATCAAGATCTGCCCAACCGTACCTGACGACAGCGGGGCGGTCGGTTGCGGTGAGAAGGTGCACATCTCGCTGATGAAGTGCCCGTGCTGCGGATATGACTTCCCGCCGAATGAGGACGAAAAGCTAACCCGACAAGCCGCCGACGTTCCGATTGTCAGCACCGCCGAGGCTGAATGGCGCAAGGTGACAGGGCGGACGTTTCATTTCCACGAAGGCAAGGGCGACAAACCGCCGTCGGTTAAATGCAGTTACATCGCGGGCTATACGCAGATCAATGAATGGCTATGCCCGCAGCACAGTGGATTCGCACAAACCAAAGCGCATCGATGGTGGACGCAGCACGGAGGTCAGCGGCCGTTTCCAAAGACGGTCATGGAATGGCTTGAACGACAGCGTGAGTTGCTTACCACCGACGAAATCAGTGTCGTTCCGAACGGCAAGTACTGGAATGTGAAAGACGTACGTCCTGGCCTTAGTCTCGAGGCCGATAACGACAATTCGCCGGAGCCTGCGAACGACAATGTTTCGGTAGGTCTTTCGGAGATGCTGGACGACGAGATTCCTTTCTGAAGCAAGCCCCAAAAACAAGAACGCCCGCTGCACTGGGAGGAGGAGTGTGCAACGGGCTGATCTGGAAAGCGCGGCTATTGGGAGGAGGAGTGCCACGCTTCGAGTTCAGCCTCTGGGAGGAGGAGTGAGACTGAACAACCTGAAGATAGGTAGCTGGTATGATGATTACAATGGGCGATGGTGCACATCAGTTATGCAGCATATGCATGGCCATAAAAACGGAAAACCGCCCGGCAGCGCCGAAGCGCGCGCAGGCGGTCTTATCCTCCCAGACGAGGACCGTTTAGCAGTATTAGTTTAGTAAAGCAACAAGTACCGATAAGTACATAATCCCACAAAGTTAGTGGTATTTGATTTCTTCTTATGAGTACATGGGTGGCCCAGCGTTCTTATTCAGAAAAGGCCCGTATCGCGCTTGGGCGGGGGGCTTGGGTCGCGCGATACGGGTGCCGTCCTGCGAACAGGATGCCGACATTAAATAGGTACGAGCGCTGAATTCGGAAATGACAGTTTGTTGCAGTTGCAAATTGTTAGTGCAGCAACCAAAAAAAGTCGCCCTGCAGCGCGAGCTGTCAGAGCGACTGCGTACGACGCCCCCACCCGGAAGCCGATACGCAATTCAAACGTAACATCAAAGGCATGCAAGTAAAAGTTACATTTACTTTAGATTCCTGTTGCGTCGAATGACGACCCCACCACAATGAGCATTACCCGGCCTTACCAGCCAACCACACGAGGAGCAGAAATGAAAAATCCAGACACAGAAACATACGATCCGTACAACGCCAGAACCACGACGCAGGCAGGACACAACAACCCGCCGACCTCCGCATATGAGACGATCAAGCAAGAAATCGAAGACCTGTATGGAGAAGCCAAACTGTTTGCTGACGGCGAAGCGATCGACAATCAGGCTCTCGCTGATGCCGTGACGGAACTGCACGACAAGTTGAATGATGCTGGCAACCGTGCCGATACCGCTCGCAAGACCGAAGCCAAGCCGCACGATGATGCCAAAGCTGAAATCCAGGCGCGTTACAATAAGCTGATTGGCAACACTAAAACGTCAGGCAAGGGCAAGGTCGTGCTCGGCAAGGAAGTGTTGCAGGGGCTCCTGACACCATGGCGCAATAAGGTTGCCGCTGAAAAGGAAGCTGCTGCCAAGGCAGCGCGTGAAGAAGCCGACCGCGTAATTCGCGAGGCGCAGGAAGCTATACAAGCGAGCGCTGGCAATCTGGAAGCGCGCGAGCAGGCCGAGGAACTGGTCAAGGAAGCGAAACAAGCTGACCGTTGGGCGAAGCGCGAAGACAAGGCAGCAACGTCTGGCACTGGCCTTCGCTCGGTATGGCATTGCGATCTAATTGACGAAGGTGTGGCTTTGGGTTGGGCATATGGCCGTGCGCCGGAGCGATTCAAAGCTGTTGTGCAGGCAATGGCCGAGGAAACCGTACGCGCCGGTATGCGTCAGGTGCCGGGTTTCAATGTGCGTGAGGAAAGGGTGGCGCGGTGATGGCGAAGCTAGATCCTGCTAATTATGTGCCGCGCATAAAAAGCTTGCGCGAGCAGGGGGTGGGGCTGGATGAGGCAAGGAAGCAGGTAGACCGTGAGTACCTGCTGAACGCGATCGATAACGCGTCCAACTTCTATGAACTGCGTGGTGTAATGCGCGCCTGCATGGAGAAGGTGCTGTGAGCAACTACGGCGACCAATTCATGAAATGCCCCGAATGCGGAGGCAGGTCAGAAGCGGGATGCGTTGACGTAGGCGTCGGCCTGTACATTCGCGACGAATATATCTGCGATTGCGGTTATAATTCTGCCGCAGATGGACGGATGAATGTGGGAGATTACGACGACTGGTTTCCCGAGCTATCCGGCAATATCATATAGCAGTCGAAGGCGGTCTTTTGCGGCTATAACGTTAGAGCTGACTTCATTGCTAAGGGCGTTATTGGTGAAAGTTGCATCCCACTTGCCTTCTCCTAAGGGGAAGACACGTATCGTTGTCCAATCCCCCATAGGATCAACGGCTTCTTGAATCATCCGGCTTAATTCATCAGCTGTCTTACATTGCGTAGTCATTAGGTTTGCCTCCCCTTTGGGCAACTCTATCACACACCCCGCCAGCCACCAACTGGCGGGTTACCACACACGAGGAGAGAATGAATGCATGCACCGCTACCCAGCGGGCCTTTCGGCTGCGTCCTTGCGGACCCGCCATGGTCTTTCAGAACATACGGAAAAAAAGACGTTGCACCGGCACGAGGCCGTCAGCCTTACGGCGTGATGTCACTTGACGATATCAAAGCGCTGCCTGTCGAACAGGTATGCGCTCGCGACTGTTTGTTGTTCATGTGGACGGTTTCACATTTGCAGGCTGCTGCATTCGATGTGGCAGCTGCATGGGGATTCAAACCTGTCAGCGTTGCTTTTGTCTGGGACAAAGGCCGCATGGGTATGGGTTACTGGACACGGCAGGAAGTTGAGATCTGTCATCTTTTCAAACGCGGTAAGCCTCGCCGTCTATCGAAAGGTGTGCGCTCACTGATCAAGGCTCCGCGCCGCGAGCATTCCCGCAAGCCGGATGAGCAATACGGACGCATCGAGAAGCTGGTCGATGGTCCTTATCTCGAGCTCTTCGCCCGGCAAGCGTGGCCGGGCTGGTCTTCATGGGGCAACGAGTCTGAGAAGTATGTGGCTGCCAACGATAATCAAGATTTGCAGGGGAGGATGGCAGTATGAGCCATCCAGATCAATGCCAAGTCTGCTTCCGTCACGCCGTTGGTCTCGGCGTGCAGGAACACAAAGAGCCGATCCGATGGCTATGCAAGGAATGCGCTGACATAGCCGAGCATATCCGTTCCCGCCGCAGACTCGATCCTTACGAACTACGCGCACTTGATACCGGCGTTGAGGCGGTCGGGGCTTTCCTATCAAGCATCAACAAAACCGACCTTGCTGAGTGCGACGAGCTGGAAGCACGCATGCTGGTGAAAGCCGCATGGGAGGGCTGCGGGCGAGGGATGCGGGAAGCTCTTAAAGAAGCTCCATTTTAGGAAAGGCGCCGTTTTGACCGCCTACTATAACGAATTCGATCCGAAAGCTGCCGCTTGGCTGCGGGAGCTAATCAAGGCAGGACACATAGCACCGGGAGATGTTGATGAGCGTTCAATTGTCGATATTCGACCTGCCGACCTCGTCGGATACACACAATGCCACTTCTTTGCCGGCGTCGGCGTCTGGTCCTACGCATTGCGTCGAGCTGGATGGTCCGACGAACGTCCTGTCTGGACAGGTTCTTGTCCCTGCCAACCTTTCAGCGCGGCAGGCAAAGGAGATGGGTTTGATGACGAGCGGCACCTATGGCCGCACTTCCACTGGCTTATTCAAAACTGCCGACCTGCAGTCGTCTTTGGCGAGCAGGTTGCGAGCAAGGACGGACTTGGCTGGCTCGA